GAACAGCCAGGCCGAGGCTATAGCCAGCACCACCTTGCAACTCGCAGAGTATCAAAAAGAATTGCGGATGCTCGACCCGTATACGGGGATGGTTCAAGGGCTGAAGGACATTTCAGAAGACGCGAAACTCACCGGCCAGGACATAAGCGACGCACTGAAAAGCGCATTCGACGGTGCAGCAAACACGCTCGCTGATTTCGTGGTCGATTTTGAGGCTGATTTCAGCGGGCTGATCGACTCCATCCTCAAAGATATAGCCAGGCTCACGATTCAACAGAGCATTACCAGCCCGCTCGCCGGAGCATTGTCGAGCGCACTTGGTGGACTCACCGCAAATGCGCAAGGCGGCGTATACAACTCCCCAAGCCTTTCCGCTTATTCAAACGGTGTGTACGACTCGCCCAAACTCTTTGCCTTCGCCAGTGGTGCCGGGATCTTTGCAGAAGCTGGCCCGGAAGCAATCATGCCGCTCACTAGAACCAGCAACGGAGAGCTTGGAGTCAAAGCGCAATCATCCGCGCCCAACATTAACGTGACTGTGAACAACGCCCCGGCAGGGACAACGGCCAAGGTGAACACCTCACAAGACGGCATGAATATCGATGTGATTGTGGACGCACTTGAGCGAAGGCAGCAGGACCGAATGAACCGAGGATATAACGGTGTGCAGAGGATAAGTCCATGGTAATGGCAGCATGGCCGGGCACGCTTAAACAATCCCCTGAACGCGATTTTAACGCTGTTCATTTGTGCGGCCTTTCATCAGGTGAGGATGAGTTGTCACAGCGCAGGACGCGCACCTATCCTGAATATCAGGCGCAGTTTGAGTTTAAGCAATGCACTCTGGCGCAACTGCAAACACTGCGAGGATTTTACGATGTGACGTTGAACCAGACGCAGCCGTTTTCCGCTCCATGGCTAGAGGATGCAGGGTTCATCCACCATTTCTGCCTGTTTTCTGGGCCGCCAAAGGCTGAAATGTCCGGGTTGAATTGGGATATATCGATTGACGTTACCATCATATCGGGTGTGCCGGTTGATGGTGAAGGCGCGGTCACATACGGGAGCGTTGACTGATGGCTACTTGGCCTAGCACGTTACCGGCACCGTCTCGCGATGGTTTGTCAGTTGAGTTTGGGAAGAACGCCATGGATCGCACATGCCAATCAGGGAGACAGGAGCGCGTCAGGTATGGTTCAGGTGCTCCTGATCGATGGCAGATGAAAATACGGCTGATTGGCAGCCAATTCGACACGTTCAGATCATTTTTCAACAACGACCTGAACCGTGGAACCAACTGGTTTTCGGCATCTTGGATTACCGATGAACTAGGCTATTTGGACCACAAGGGAAAAATTGTTGGTTATCCGCAAGAGCAGGTATCTGGAAGAGATGGAGACGGAATGGCTTACAAAGATGTTACCTTTGAACTAATCATTAAACCATCATCAAACTGTCCAGTTGATGATGATACTTGGGACTAAACAATGGCTTATACCACTGGAACAGCGACAGATTATAAAAACCTTCTGGCCGTCCTTGCAACCTTCGCAGCAGCAAACGGGTGGACGGTCGATGAGCAGTCGGAAACGCAGCTCTATATGACCGGTGAAGGAGCAGGCGGGCTTGATGCGATCCGCGTTGGAACCTCAGCCTTTGAGAACACTTCAAGTGGGTATTACAACTGGGCGCTTGAAGGCGCAGTTTCTTATAGGTCTGGGCGATCTTTCGGGGCGCAGCCTGGATCTTCCGGGGGTGCAAACTCGTATATGTATCTTTGGAACGCAGACATTCCATATTGGATTGTAGCCACAGGGCGCAGAATAATGATGCTTGCAAAGGTTTCCACCGTCTACCAATTAATCCACCTTGGATTAGGCGACCCTCCTGCGACTGACGCGCAATACCCTTACCCGCTTGTGATAGGTGGTTGCGGGTCGGTGTCAACCAACCGCTGGTCAACGACCGGAACGGGAAACACTATGTTCTGCACCAACTACGGCCAAACAGGGGTTTTGCGTTTACCGGATGGTGTATGGGGCACAATCATCCCAGGGACCACAGACAGGTATGTAAACGCTGTGAGTGTAAACCATGCGTTTAAAGGCTCGATAATCACAGCTCCAGATGGGTCGTATATTCTTGATCAGATATGGCTCGTTGATGGGAACAGGTCAGGCACTTTTTGCGCTATTGATGGGCTGTTTATAGTAAGCGGGTACAGCAATTCCGCTGAAAATATCATCACCGTTGACGGTGTAAACTACCTTGTTTTTCAGGACGTCTACCGCTCTGGTTACGGGGACTATTACGCATTGAGGTTAAACTGATGGCACTGTGGGAAACTGGATCTGTTGCTGGAGCTGGGGCTTATCTTGACTTACTAAAGGCTTTTGCCGAAACAAACGGCTGGACTATTGACCTCTATGTGGCATCTTCGCGGGCCCACTTGCATAAAGGGGCAAACCATTTTGAACTGTACGTCTATTCGGGGGATATTAGGATTTATGGATGCACTGGGTATGCCAGTGGGTCCGCATACAACGCTCAACCAGGGACAAACGCCTATTATAAACCTATCTCTCCTTATACGACCTCCGCACCTTACATTTTCGTGTCTTGTGGAAACACTCTGTATTTTATGGCTTGGCGGTCTTACTACGGCAAATCTGGGTGGGGGTGCATAGGTGAAATTACGGACAAGATAGGCGCGTGGAACGGCGGCCAGTTTTTTTGTGGGATGTCCGGGGGTGGAGATAACTTTTTTACAACGGACTCCTCTGTGGCCATGTACTTCGAGGGCGCGTGGCATGACGGTGGGACAGTCAACTCAACAACATCAGCGGCAGGCTCTGTGGTCGGGATGAATGCGACGGGCGGTACGGCACTGAGCCAAAAACAGCCGAACCCGTATAACCTTGGTATACTTCCAATCCCTGTAGCCTTATTCCGCCGCAACCCGGATAATACCGCGCAATATATCCCTATCGGCTATGCACCTGGACTTCGGCTTATAAGCGGAGGAGACGTCTATACCAATCTTGAGGAAATAACAATCGGGGCGGATTCATGCCTGCTTACTATTGGTAATTTGAGGTCAGTATATACTGAGCCTCCAAAATTTTGTTTTACCTTGGGAGCTTAATATGGGCGTTCAATCAGTAGCGAGCGGGGAGCAAACGGCAGCAATTGGAACGGAGCATGACCTCACAACACAGACCGGGGTTGGGGTGTACGTCTTGGCGGTTGATACCACCAATATGGCGAGCGGTGACACGGTAGAAATACGCATAAAAACGAAAGTAAAGGCGGGCGAGGCTGCAGTTGAGGGGTATTGCGATACCTACACCGACGCCCAAACATCCCCGCAAAAATACACGGTTCCAGTCCCAGTTGATACTGAAATCACTGTGACTCTTAAGCAAACAGCAGGGGCTGCCCGTGACTTTCCTTGGAACCTGTTAAGGGCATAAGCAATGACTGCCTCGGTATTTGATCTCAAGCAGAGTCTTTTACTCATCCACGGCGCTATATATGGGCAGATAAAAGACTCTATAGGTGTTGTACAGTTTTCCGGCCTTACTAACTCTATAGAGCAGTATGACTATGCAGGGTTCGATTGGGATAGTGACGTTCCGTATGCTGCATCTTTCATCACCATAGGCTCTGGGTCAATGACGGATAACACGCCTATAGATGTAGCACACTGGAATGTTGGGGGGAATGAACCATATGATATACTTTCCCCCTGGCGCGGGTGTATGGGCCTGCTGGTGCGGATATGAGTGTAGGTGCTATTAACTCCCCTGTAGTTGTAGCTCTTTCCGGTTTGAGCAGTAGAGCGACCAATATGGAGGCGGTGCAGTTTACACCATTTTGTATCCCAGAAGAAGATGTCGGGTATGTGACTGATGACCGGAAGGTTTTGGTTTTTTTGTGGAACGGCACAAACGCCGACATAACACTTACAAGCGTTGATGGAAGTGGAGACATCACGAGTATCACAGATGACTCTAGTGCGCCTGTCATCATCGATGCCCTTACGTCACTACCTGTAATTATCACGGTTGGTAAATATGGCCCGCTTGAGTTTAACGCATCGTTCTTGTTCAACTCTGCATGTTCATTAACGCCATCACTCACAATAACAGGGACAAGGCCGCTCTATTCTTCTGATCAACCAACACCGATCACCCTTGATGACGCGATCTCTGAAATCTACATCCAGCCAGGTGACGGAGTAACCTTTTACGATACCCTTGAGTTTATCGAGCTGTCGTCTGGTGCCAGCGTCAAGGTAGTTCATTCAGACGAGGATTTAGAGACTCCGCAAGGTACATTCACAGCCTGCAAGTTTGGTTGCAAGCACCCTGAAACCGAGGGAGGGATCGTTGGTTCGCTACAAATAACGGTTGATTTCTTGCCTCTCGCTGCCCAACGGTGGATATTCGAGAAGTGCCAAACCGGAACCGGGATCACGGTTTATTGGCGGCAATACCTTGGACCTAATCAAGAACCGGATGCTTACTACCCGTTGCCGCTAGATATTGTGAGCGTGGAACAGAACTGGACCGGAGCGACGATAACGGCATCTTTCCCCATGCTCACTGAGATGAAGTTCCCCCGCCGCATCATGACCACGGCGGCATTGCCTGGAGGGTTGACCTAATGGGACAGTTTGGGACAAAATACACAAGGGCAACTGGTGAAGATAATTTAATGGGACATTGGGCCAGTAAATATCTTGGATCCAAGTGGACCGAGCAAACCGATTGCCTCCACTGGTTCCGCAAGATCAGTGCCGAGCAGTTTGGGAGAGCGGTGCCAACGTGCTCGTCAATCGACTACGGAAACCACCTACGGTCAACGATTAGGGTGATGCGCGGAAACATTGCGGAGACTTTTGGTTATCAGCAAACAGAAACACCGAAGGAAGGGGACGCGGTTTTTCTCTCACAGCGAAAACTTGAACACCACATCGGGATGGTAGTTTTCCTGAATGGGAAAATGCACGTCATGCATGTCCTGGAAGGATGTGGGCTAGTTGTATCTGACGAGATAGACCTATCGATGAACGGTTGGAAAATAGTGAGCTATTGGACACCATGCGACTGCTAGAGCAAAACAACCCGGTCACTTTGAAACATGATAAGGAAGTTGCGTGCATCACTGGTCATTGGACCGTAAACGCCATCCTTGCCGAGTATAGCATCATTCTTGACGGTCACTTTGTCGTTGTCGCTCATTGGCCTGGAGGCGGGGGGTTCCTCTCTCGCCGTGATTGGGACATGCCTTTGCCGCAAGGAACGTGTATCCGCATTGTATCTCTTCCCCGTGGTGACGGGGGGAGTAATCCGCTCCAGATTATAGCCACTATCGCTATCATGGTTGCCGCCGTCTACACTGGTGGATTGGCTGCGGCTGCATGGGGGCCGGTCGCCGGATCGCTTGCATCTGCCGCTGTGATGATAGCTGGTTCGCTATTGATGAATGTTCTTTTCGGGCAGAACCTGGCGACCAAAGACGACTCAGCCGCAAAAGACATTTACTCACTTAACGACGGTGGAAATTATCTCCGCATCGGGCAACCGTTTTGTGAGCGATTTGGGAGGCAGAAAATATACCCTGATCTCATCCAGTACAGCTACACCAGATATGAGGGCAACGAGCAATACCTTTATTTTTACGGGATCATAGGGGTTGGAGAGTATGACGTTGAAAACGTCTACATCGAAGAGACTCCAATGGGTGACTACCAGGAGGCAACGTACAACATCATCGAACCTGGAATTACACAGCTTTCGGATGGTCGATACCTGGAAAGTATCCCGGAAATAGTGGAGCGCATAGTCTGGCCCTGCCTTGAGATTTCTGGCCAGGAGCTTGATACTGACGGTGTGACGGCGGTTGTCTCCGGGCGCGGGACAACGGCGGTTTTCATGGAGTATGACCTGCAATTCAATGCGCTGGTTGGATTCAACGACGAAGGCGACCGGCAAGCAGTATCGGTAACAGTAGTCGCAGAAGTGAGGCTAGTTGATGATGACGCGCAACCAACGAGCGGGTGGGTTGAACTCTACCGCAAAACGTACACAGCGGCGAGTATTGATGCTCTACGCTACACTCACCAAGTCCCGGCACCGCTTGGGCAAGGGCGGTACGAAATCAAAATCTACCGGACCACGGCCAAAAGTGAAAGCTCAAAAGTAATGGATGCCGTCACCATTATGAGCGTCAAGGCTATTGGTGGGCTTCATCCATATTATGGAGACGTAACGTGCCTGGAAGCGAAGATTCGCGCATCA